AAAAATTAATTATCTTGAGGAGACTATCTCTGAGATAAATGAAAAGAAACTTTTAACTGAAGATAATCCAACTTTACCTGGAGACCCATCAACAAATAATTCTTCAGATGGATTAACTCCTTTAGATCAAAAGTTTGCAACACTTGATGATCTTCAAAATCATTACAGATTATTCATTAATAGAATCCAACAACAGATTGCTACCATTGGTGGCGGTGGTGCTGGATTCATCAAAGATCTTGATGATGTCACCTTTGATCGAACCACAGGAACAGGAAAACTTCTGATTTATGATGGCTCTAAATGGGTTGGTATTGCAAGCACAGCGGTCGGTGGTGGATCTGCATCTGAATTGGCAGAGAATACGACTGGAACAAATCTTGTACTTTCTGGTAATTTAACTGTTGCAGGAATTGCAACATATGAAGATGTAAGAAATATAGACTCTATTGGTATTGTCACTGCTAGAGAGGGGATCCAAGTACTATCTGGTGGCATTAATGCTGTTGGAGTTGTAACTGCAACTAGTTTTATTGGTGATGGTAGTCAGTTAAGTAATATTATTTCTGGCGTTGGTATTCAGTCTGGTTCTACTCGTATTGGTACTGGATTCACCGACTTTAACTTCATTGGTGCAGGAGTATCCAGTGTTGTTGGTTCAGGAAATACTGTTACCATTGAAATTCCTACCACGACAATCAAGAGACAGTATGAGACTGCATCTGGATTAACAACTAATTTCACAATTACTGGCGGATATGTTCCTGGATTTATTGATGTCTTCCTTAATGGCGTAAAGCAGAGGAGTGGAACTGACTATCTCGCAACAACAGGAACCGGTGTTACTATGACACCAGCTGTTTCTAATGCAGATGTATTAGAATTCCAAATATATGAAAATCTAAAAATTGCTAGTTCTTCTGAAGGTGGTAGTGGAATTACAACCGTTGCAGTTCGCGATGAAATCCAAGGTTATTATGCATACTCAACTGATTTATATACTGTTGGAGTTGCTAATACCACTCAGGAATTAGAAGAGGATGTATTTACTCTTGTTCAACCCCAAATCGGTGCGGCAGGAACTCAATATCACTTACCTACAGTGATGAGTGATATATTTGGTCAAAACCCATGGGTTGGTACTGGAGCAACCATTGGAACCGGGCAGACACAGTTCTCTCTTGCTGGATTATCATCAGGTGCATCTGCGACAGTTAGAGTTGGTTGTCAATTTAACCCCGATGTTGACAACACTAACCTTGATGTAAGATTGACCTTCACGACCAATACAGCAACCCAAGGAACTGGCCTAACTAATTTCAGTATAACTAAAGAACAGGCACTTATTATGAATGAAGGTGCTGATCAAAACTATTCTTCCGAATCAGTGTTCTCTTTCTTTGTTGGAGATACTCTTGAGGGAACGACAAAAGAAAATGCCGGAAGTTTTAATATTCAAGTCAGATCTAGTGAGTTAGGGACTTTTGAAATGGCAGCATTCGCAGTAAACGTAGTAGCATAAGATGGCAAAACCAGTATCAATTTATGGAGACGCAGCACTAGGTTCCCTTTTCTTTGAGGGACTTAGAATTCCTCCTGCACCTTTGGGCGGTGTTGTTGTTGCAATTGAGCATCCTTCTATTGCAGGAAGAATTAGGGTCACTAGAAGTGATTTATTTCAAAGGGATGGTGTTACTCCAAGGATTGTATTCAAAAGAATGCGCCCTTCTAGAGTTAGGAATAAAGATAACCAAAGACTTGTTGGAGATCTTGGATATACTCTACAACAAGTTATTGATTATATTAATGATGAAGCAAACAGAAAATCAAACGAACTTGACTTCCAGAAGGATGGTGCCACAGTTGGTAGTGGTAATACAATAAACTTCATTGGTAGTGGAGTTTCTGCTGTTTCTGTTTCTGGTGATGTAGCAACTGTACACATTGCAGGTGGTAGTGCAGGTAACCCAGTAACCAGTGGTATTCTTACATCCAGCAACAACACACTTAGACTTACTCTGCAGGATGCATCAACAGTAGATGTAGATGTCACAAGTTTGAATAGTGTGTCACCAGTTTCTCTGGCAAACTCAACCTCCTATTTCTTCTTGAATAGTGGTAATCAACTTGCCAATAATCAACATGATAAAAACAATGGTGTTGTCTTCTACGGAACTCCCATTAGAAGAGGCGAAGAACTAGTCTTTACAGTTCCTGGAGAGGACCTTCATGTTGGTGTTTGGAATGGTGGTAATGGTGTAACTGGTGTTGGTAATGTCAACAATAAATCAAACTGGTCAACCAAGTGGTATTTTGACAACTCAGAATCTGATTGGAAATCATCTGGTGGAACATACAGAAAGACAGGTGTAGAACTCAATAAAGATGTTACTACTTTTGGTGGAACATATTCAATTAGATATGGATATCATTCAGAGAAATTGGAGTTGCATGAACATAGCACAGCATACACTTGGTTGATTTCATCTGCCAATACAGGTGTAGGAGCAACGCAGTCTTACATTTATTTTTCTTCTGAGGATCAAACTCAGGCATCAACACCTGGTTCTCTTCCAACAGTATCAGAGGTCAGATCACAAGATTTTACCATTAAATCTTATACAGATTCAGCACGTCCTGGTCCTAGTATTTACAGTGGAACCAGAGTTAATGATGTATGGAGATCAAATAGATCATTGAGACCTGGAATGAAGATGAAGTTTACAATTCCAACAGCTGCTAGCAATCAATATTGGGCAACAAACTTTGAAGGAACAGAAGATCTAGGTAATGGGCAAACCAGTGCCTATACTGCAGGTGAGATGACCTGGAGACTTACAAACAATGAAAAGTTTGTTGGTCATACAGATTGCACAGTTAATTCAAATTATACCGCTGTAGATGGCACCACCACTCTTCAGTTAGTAGGAAGAAATTGTTCATGGAGATATAATGTAGATAATACTTGGGATATATTTGATGAGGATACTGATGAAGTAATTCTTACTGGTGATGATACACTTAGTGGCGATATGTATCCATATCTCCTTGCAGTAAATAACTCAACTGATGTATTACAAGATTATGTTCAGTATGATTGGGAGTGGAATCAAGCGACTTGGTTCATGGAGTATCGTGATTGGCAGTCTGGATATAACAACAATACTGCTTTGAACGCTAGAGGAAACACAACACCTATGAAGACTGCATCAGGAGCCTTAGATATTTCTAATGGTTTCTATACAATCACCAATGCTGCTTTTAATGTAACCTGGGGTGAGAAGTTGAGACCAGGACAAGAGTTAATCTGGACTCAACTCTCTATCAATAATAATGGTTCATCCAAAAACAATTTTATTATTGGTGTTCTGAACTCCACCTTCAATGGTTATAGTGCTGGAATCAGATTCAATAGAACTGGCACTGTCAAAAACCAATCAGACCAGGATGGTGGATTTACACTCTCTGCTGGTATCAGTGATGCAACAACAACTGCTGGTGCTAGCATGAGACTACAGTATGAGTATGGAACTAACAAACTTGTATGCTATAAAGTTGAATCAGGTGTAAGGACCAAACTTGGAGAATCCACATCAGCACTGGATGGCAATCCTATCTTTATCTCTATGGGTGGTGATTCAACTAGGATTCCTACATCAACCACAGGTGTTCAAGTTTATGGTTGGGAGATTGCTCACGAACCACCTGGTTATTACAATCCTTGGAATAACTGGAGAATCGGTAGTTTCCCCGAAAATACTAATCTTGCAGTTGGTATTGCATCAACTGGTAATGTTCTTGCTTGGCAAGCAGACCAAGTATGGAGACATAAGGATGGTATCCCTGCTGGATATAAGATGCATTGGATACTACCCACTTCACACCCCAACTCTCAGATTGGACAGTGGAGCAATACTAATGCATCTTCTGGTTTGACTAACCTTGAGAACAATCAAACTTATTGGGACTGGGCTTTCCAGAGTAACACCAGTGAAGAACTTGATAATCTGAAAGGATTCACCTTCAATACTAGCAACTCCAACTATTCTGCAACTAAGTGGAGTGACCCAAGTCCTGGCAACACCAAGTTCTCCATCAGATATCATTCTGACAACAGTATTGATCTTTTTGATGAATCAAACCAAGCAATTATTGCTACAAAGGATGTCAATGGTGATGGAAACCCCATCTTCATTAGTTGGGCAGGTGGTGGTGCCACCAGCACACAAGCAGCAATGCAAGACGACTTCTTCGGTGGTGGAGATGTAGGTATTGCGCTTACAACAGCATCCGTCTAATAAATATCTAAAAACCTCTCATGAGTAAAACTAGGCAACAAGCAAATATGGTTTCCAGTGGGACTGATGCTCGCATTAATGTGCCTACGTTTTCAACTACTGAAAGAGATGCAGGATCTTTTAATGCGGGATCAATTATATACAACACTACAACAACAAAGTTAGAGTTTTATAATGGTACATCTTGGATTCCACTACCTGGTATGTCGCTTGGACTTACTGTGGCACTTGATGGATGATAAATAATAAAGAGTAATCACTCAATTGAATGACCAAAAACGGCAAATGTAAAGCAGGATATTATTACTGCTACACAGATGAAAAATGCAAACCTATTCCTAAGGGATTCAAGGTAGTGGGTCGTGCTGGTATGCTCCGCAAGGAGAATGGACATTCAGTGGATGATGAAACCGGAACCGAAACCAAGAAAAATGGTAACGGTAATGGTAATGGTAATGGAAACGGTAATGGCAATGGTGGGGGTATGAGTGAGTCCAAAAGTGGTGATTCTTCTCTGCGTGACTGGTTTGGCAAGAGTAAGTCTTCTGATGGCAAGCCTGGGTGGGTTCAACTGGGCGGTAAATATGCAGGAAAACCCTGTGCCAGACAACCAGGTCAAACCACAAAACCCAAGTGTGGTTCAAGCAAAATGAAGAGAAATCTCTCTAAAGATGAAGAGGAGAGAGCATTCCGTCGTAAGAATGCAAAGGACCCAAATCCAGATAGAAAAGGGAAAGCAATTAACGTGAAGACTGAAGAAACCGTAAACGAAGGCAAAAAGGATGCCTGTTATCATAAGGTCAAATCACGTTATTCTGTTTGGCCAAGTGCATATGCGTCAGGAGCACTGGTCAAATGTCGTAAAGTTGGTGCTGCCAACTGGGGAAACAAAACTAAAAAAGAAGAGTATCAATTCTCGAACTGGAGAGATGAGTTTAAAGCAACAGAGATAGAAACTACTGACCTCATCACTGCAGAAGAAGAAATGAAAGTAAACGAGGCCAAGAAGTGTTGGCCTGGTTACAAGAAAGTTGGAACGCAAAAATTATTTGGTAAGACATACAATCGCTGTGTAAAGGCGGGTGATGAAATTCAACATGATGGAGAGGAACTTGAAGAAGCAGTTCAGGTTCCCAGAAAAACTGGTAATATTGTAATGGTATACCTCACATTTAGGGGTAAAATGTATACTATTAAAATTTTCTTCCCCTCAGTAAAAACACCAAGTAGATCTGAAGTACAAGACCAAATCGATAAAGTATATCCTGGCGGTAAAGTAAGACACTATCAGGTAACCGACTATGAACCGGGAGAACCAGTCCTCCATTCAGAAGAAAGAGGAGGAGATCAAGCAGTTGAGGAAACTGTTGGATCTAACGCAACAGCATCAGGAGAAATCTCTGAAGAGTCCGAGGGGACATCAGTAGAAGAAGGTGCTGCTTGGACCAAAAAAGAGGGCAAAGCTAAATCAGGAGGATTGAATGAAAAAGGCCGCAAGTCGTATGAACGTGAGAACCCAGGAAGCGATCTTAAGAGACCTTCAAAGAAAGTTGGCAACCCTCGTAGAAAGAGCTTTTGTGCGAGAATGAAAGGAATGAAGAAGAAGTTAACTTCTTCCAAAACTGCAAACGATCCCGATAGCAGAATCAATAAATCATTAAGAGCCTGGAATTGCTGATTAGTTTATGAGTGAAGTATATCTTGGTAATCCTAATCTAAAAAAAGCAAATACAGCGATTGAATTTACACAAGAGCAAATCTTAGAATTTGTCAAGTGTAAAGAGGATCCTGTTTATTTTGCCAAAAACTATGTAAAGATTGTATCTCTTGATGAGGGTTTAACACAGTTTCATCCATATCATTTTCAAGAGAAGTTAATTAACAATTTTCATAACAACAGATTCAACATCTGCAAAATGCCTCGCCAAACTGGTAAATCGACTACAGTCGTATCTTACCTTTTGCATTATGCTGTCTTCAACGACAGCGTAAACATTGGCATTCTGGCAAACAAAGCAGCGACTGCAAGAGAATTATTACAAAGGTTACAAACCGCATACGAAAACCTTCCAAAGTGGATGCAGCAGGGTATCATATCTTGGAACAAGGGATCTCTGGAGTTAGAAAATGGCAGTAAGATATTGGCAGCTAGTACGTCTGCAAGTGCTGTCCGAGGTATGTCGTTCAACATCCTCTTTCTCGACGAGTTCGCGTTTGTCCCAAATCACGTTGCTGACTCGTTCTTTGCATCTGTTTATCCTACTATTACTTCTGGTAAAAACACCAAAGTAATTATCGTATCTACGCCACATGGTATGAATCACTTCTACCGTATGTGGCATGATGCAGAAAAGCAAAAGAATGAATATGTCCCTACCGATGTTCACTGGTCAGAAGTTCCAGGTAGGGATGAAAAGTGGAAAGCAACAACTATTGCTAATACTTCGGAGCAACAGTTCAAAGTTGAGTTTGAATGCGAATTCCTTGGATCTGTTGACACTCTGATTGCACCTAGTAAGTTAAGAACTCTCATTTATGATAATCCAATTAAAAGAAACGCTGGATTGGATGTCTATGAACCACCTAAAGATAATCATGATTATGTGATGACTGTTGACGTTGCTAGAGGAGTTGGAGAAGACTACTCTGCATTTGTTTGTGTGGATATTACCGAATTTCCACATAGGGTAGTCGCCAAATATAGGAACAATGATATCAAACCAATGTTGTTCCCCAATGTCATCTATGAAGTAGCAAAGAGTTATAATAGCGCATATATCTTATGTGAAGTAAATGATATTGGAGATCAGGTAGCAAGTATTCTTCAGTATGATCTTGAATATCAAAATCTGCTGATGTGTTCTATGAGAGGCAGGGCAGGACAGATTGTTGGACAAGGATTCTCTGGCAAGAAGACGCAACTCGGCGTTAAGATGTCCAAGACTGTGAAAAAGGTTGGATCTCTTAATCTCAAAACTTTGATTGAAGAAGACAAATTAATCTTCAACGATTATGAAATTATTTCAGAATTAACAACCTTCATTTCAAAGCACAATTCATTCGAGGCAGAAGAGGGTTGTAATGATGACTTGGCAATGTGTCTTGTCATTTATGCTTGGTTAGTCCAAATGGACTACTTCAAAGAGTTGACCGATCAGGACGTAAGAAAAAGATTATACGAAGAACAAAAAAATCAAATCGAACAGGATATGGCACCATTTGGTTTTATGGATGACGGACTCGGTAGTGATAGTTTCACCGACGATGATGGAGACAGATGGTTCAAAACAGATGAATATGGCGATAGGTCATATATGTGGGAATATAGATAATGGATTTAGATGGTCAAATAAAACTTGGTCATCTTCTCCTTCAAGATAGGAGGTGTAGGGTTTGTGGAGAAACTAAAAATTTAGTAGAGGACTTCTACAGAACAAGAAAAGATAGAGGTGCAGTAGCGTCATCATATTCATATGAATGCAAAGAATGCACAGTAAAAAGAGTGTCAAATAGCAATAAAAAATGCACTAATGACTGGCAATATCCAGATTGGTAATTCACGTCTTGTTTCCCCACTGAAAACATAGTTTTTAATAAATATTTTCAGATAAACTGAGACCACGGAGAAAAACACATGGCGACTCCTCAATTATCTCCTGGAGTATTGACAAGGGAGGTTGACCTTACAGTAGGAAGAGCTGATAATGTTCTTGATAACATTGGTGCTATTGCAGGACCATTCAAGATTGGACCTATTGACGACCCCATCGATATCCAAAACGAGACAGATTTAATCAAGGTATTTGGTAAACCCATCAGTACAGATGCTCAGTACGAGTACTGGATGAGTGCAGCAAACTACCTCCAGTATGGTGGCGTCCTTAAAGTTGTAAGAGCAGACGGATCTAATCTGAATAATGCTAACGCTGCAGTTTCTGCCGAATCTACAACGTTAAAGATCAAGAACTACGACAACTACTACGAGTCACATGCTG